TCGCAGACTCAGAATCTGGTTCCCGTCCATTTGGCTACCGAGCCAGGTGGACAAGCCATCATAGAGAAAGCCCATGTCCCGTTTAGCCAAGTTCAGTTCGAGCAGCAGGTCGGCTGACTCCTCGACCGGATGATCGTCTTTCGTATACTCGGCCAACTTGGCATCCAGATCCGCGATCTCTTGCCGTAGGGCTCGAACATCCTCAGGTGTCATCTGGCTCCGTTGCACTCAAGCGAGAATAGTCGCTCGTTTACGCTGGGGCAAGCCTAAGCCTGTAAGAAATGAGAAAGCCCCCGTCGCCGAGTCAACCTGATCGTCGTGGGGGCAGGCTTCTGGGAATGCCGAGAACTCATCGAGCCAGTCGGTAAGCCACGTTCCTCGCACCGCTCGCACATTGCCATTAGCAATGGCCGCTGCGAACGGACGGGCACGAGTCACCTTGTCACCGGTAGATCGGATGCCCATGATGTCGAACCCCGGCACAACGAATCTGGCGTACTGGTTAATAAGGGCCTTTCCGGCAGACCCCGGCTCCTGCTCCATCCGGATGGGAACTGACGCTCCGTCCTCATACGCCGTCTGGGCGATGAACTGTTCGACCTTCTCTCCCCTGTGGCGAATCTTTTTAACATCCAGGACGTAAGCAATGCCTTGGTCGAAAAGCATCAGAGTCCCTACCGTCCAGTCAGGGTCCGGGTAAGCGGGAGATGGTTCCGATGCTGCAAGGTCCCAGAACCGAACTGCCTTCGCTTTGGGGGTCAATGTCGGCAACTCTTCATTCTCCAAGAGAACAACAGACTCTCTGTCAAACATGGTTCCCAGGGTGGTTGACCACCAGTCGCCTTCCTCAAGGCGTTTGCGTTCTACAGGGTCCAGCGCCTGAAGGGACTGCCGATAGGACTCAGCGTCGATGCCTGGGTTGTCGGTCAGTAGTGATGGGACAAAAACTCGACCAGTCGCTTCGGCCTCCACAATGAAGCGTTGCCTGACCCAATTGGGCGCGGGGTTGGAAGCACACCTCATCCTCAGAGGAACCTGAGATACGGGACCCGTTGCCGGTCGCCGCAGTCGAGAGAAGAGGTAGCGGTAATCATGTTCTCTGATCTCGGTGACCTCGTCCATTCCGATGAACTGGAACTCCGCACCCTTGTAACGCAAATAGTCCTGGCTGTTGTTTAGATAACCGAATGAGATTCGTGCCCCAGATGGGAATGTGGCTACATACAGGGACCCATTCCATGACACGTCGTCAGCGCTGGCAATCCACGTCGTGAAGCGGTCCATGATGGCACCGGGCAAAGCGAGGTCGGCGTAGGTGCGACGGAAGATGATGGCGGAGTAGTTCGGCACATCCACATATTGCAACGCCGACATAAGCAATGCTGAAGATTTACCCCCGCCGGCTGCACCGCCGAACAGACCTTCCATGGCGTAGGTGCGCAGAAAGACCTTCTGCGTTAACGAAGGAGTCTCCGGGCAATACGGAGAGTCCTTCGGTTGTAAGAATGCTAAAATGCTTTCCCAGTCAGCCACAAGTACAACTCCTGTCCTTATACATTCTAGAGCAGCCCGATAGGTGCGATAGGGTAACGCGCATGACCTTCCTGAATTGGATGCGCGCCCTGTTTAGTCGAGCAAATGCTGCAAATGCTCTGATGGTATCCTTTATTATATTCACAAGCATCGGTGCGTGGATGATTCGGCCCTCGTGGGGGTTAATAGTCGCTGGCGCAACATGTGGGATCCTCGGTTTCCTATTAGGTCTTGAGTAAATATGGCTTGGAACTCTCCAGAAACAAAATCCCACCAGATGGCAGCGGGCAGGGCAATCGTTGGGCCGGGGGCACCAGTAGCCCAGAACGTTAGCCTCGCCGGCCAGCCCTACCGTGATCCGTGGGACATAGAGCGAGCCCATAGCGAAGGCATGCAGAAGGTCACATGGGTGGCCCGCTGCATCGACGCCATCGCAGGGAACCAAGCACGCCTTCCGGTCATTCTTCGAAAAGACAATTCGCCAAATGGTGAAATCATCACCAGCAAGAGAATCAAGAAGGATTCCATATTAGACCTTCTTAATACTAAATCTAATATCGGAGAGAACTCCTTCATCTTCCGGTACCGACTCTCAGCCCAACTCCTCATGGGGACACGCGGCGCATTCGTTGAGAAGATCCGCGGACGAGATGGTCGGGTGATTGGTCTCAATCTGCTTCCACCTCAGACCACCGCTCCCATTCCTCATCCCAAGCGATTTGTTTCCGGGTATGAGGTCGCCATGCCGGATGGCAAGAAGATCATCATGCCGCTTGAGAGCGTCGTGTGGATTCGTCGACCGCATCCACTCGACCCGTACCTCTCCATGACCCCGATGGAAGCCGCTGGCGTGGCTATCGAAATCGAAAACCTCGCCAAGTTGTACAACCGAAACTACCTCCTCAACGATGGTCGTCCCGGAGGACTGCTGGTAGTCAAGGGAGAGATCGATGATGACGACCGGAACGAACTGAGAAACAGGTTCCGAGGAAACCTGGGCCGAGCAGGCGCAACCACCGTTATTGCTGCTGATGATGGTGTCGATTATGTCGACACTTCCGCAAGCCCCCGTGATTCTGCCTACGTCCAGATGCGACAGATCACAAAAGAAGAGATTTTGGCCTCGTTCGGTGTGCCCGAGTCGGTCATCGGCAATGCCTCTGGACGAACCTTCAGTAACGCTGCCGAGGAAATTCGTGTGTTCTGGAGCGAGACCATGGCACCCCACCTCCAGCACATTGCTCGCGCCCTAGACGAGTTGGACGACAAGCACTACGTCGACTTTGACCTAGACGAAGTTCCAACTCTGACGATGTACCGACAAGAGCGATCACGCTATGTGTTGCAGGAGTTTCAGACTGGTCTGATCAGTGCCAACGAATACCGAGAAGCAACTGGACGTAAGATAGTCCACTCAGACCTCGGAGACTCCCTCCTGCAAAACCCGAACCTCACCCCCATAGCGAATACCCACAAAGAAACACAGCCAGAACCCAACGTAATGATGGGTCCGGGTGGGCCAGGTGGACCTGGGATGCCAGGAGCGCCCCCGGGAGCGCCTCCAGGGGCTCCCATGGAAGGAGCGCCACCCGGAGCGGAAATGCTTGATCCAAACACCATGCAGGGCGCTATGGCGGCTCAGGCGGCAGGAGCGCCACAGCAGTTGTCCGAAGAGCCCGCCGGAGGTATGGAGTTCAAGAACGCGCTTTCAGCCTTCACAGATTTTGATTCCGACTTGGACAGATGGTCGGGGATTTTAGACCGAAGCATTGAGCGTCTATTCGAGCGTCAGCAGAGAGTGGTTTTAGAGAAGGCCGGTGGGGCCAAGGCCAGAAAAGCGCTATCTAAGGGAAATCTTGTAGTTGACTTACTCATGCCTCAAGATATTTGGGATAAACAAATGGAAGAGGATATTCGCCCAGTTCTAAATGCGATTATTAAAGATGCTACCGAATCGCATTCAGAAAAGTCGGCAGAGTATTCCCCACCCACTGCTGAGGACATTGTTACTCATGTCAATTCTCAGATGGATAGGATCAAGGCAATCAACATTGATAGCAGGGAAGCGATCGCCAAAGAAATCGCCTACTCTTTACGCATAGAGGAAGATGAGCATCGGCTGGCGGCATTCAAGTCTGCTCTTGTGGGTCATTTCACCAACCTCTTGGCCAAAGTGCGTCCACAAACTGCTATCGATGAAACGCGTAGGGCTTGGAATCTAGCGGGCTAAAAGCCCTTTACAGAAACTAAGACATTTTTCACATTATTTTACAGTAGCCCACCATCAGTGTGCTCTATCATGACTACAGAGCGACAGGGAGTTATCTATGCCTGTAGGGATGGAAACAGATATCCAGATCAAAGCCAGTAATGGCCAGGTTAGTGTTGACGAGGTCCAAGGTATCGTTGAGTGCTTCGTGGCCGCCATTGGCAACAAGGACTCCGTTGGCGACATCATTCAGCCGGGAGCCTTCGCTGGAAGTCTCCAGCGGCGAAAGCCACGCGTCGTCTGGGGTCATAACTGGAACGACCCTATCGGCAAAGTTCTAGACATTCAGGAAGTCGGACCCAGCGACCCACGTCTCCCGGAGAAAATGAAATCGGGAGGCGTTGGGGGCTTGTATGCGCGAGTCCAGTTCAACCTTGGATCTGAAAAGGGTCGAGAAGCCTTCGCCAACATCGCCTTCTACGGAGAAGAGCAGGAATGGTCAATTGGCTACAAAACGATCAATGCCACATTTGACCCAGTCCGACAGGCAAATATTTTGCACGAAGTGGAACTGTATGAATGTTCCCCCGTCCTACATGGCGCGAATCAACTGACAGGAACCATTTCCGTCAAGGGTGCAGAAGCGGCCGTTCTGGAACGCACAAACACGCCAGGCGACGATCTCGAATTCGCCTTTGACGACCTTTACGAAAAGGGCGGAATGCTCGCAATGATGCCCGTAGAAACTCCACGGGCTGAGAACATGTCTGATCAACATGATCGCAAGTTGGAACTGGAATTGCAGTCCCGTTCGCCACAGCCGATCAAACTGATCAGTTCAGCCGAAGGCTCGGCTATTTTCCAGGTTCAACGTTCCGATAATGGAACAGCAATGTACCGAGTCCACTTCCATTACCACCCAGAGCGTGGATTCATGCTGGGTCAGCCCGAACGAGTCGTCCCACAGATGATGTATGCCCCCTTCAAACCGCCCGGCGTCCAAGCGAAACCGCAGGTGAACCCTGCCAATCGCTACGAGCAGAGTCCAGCAGACGCGGTCATGCCCAGGATCATGCGTATTGTTCAGAAACTGGACACCGATAACAGCGAAAAAGGCGGAGATCAACTGGTGATCTCGTGCAAACTTGAAGATGCTTTTGCCACCAAGTCACTGCTCGATCCCATTATCGATTATCACGGCGCAATCGCTGAAGTGACCGAAGAAGGAATCATCATAAAGTCGGGGGCGACGCCCGATTTCATCGAAGCCGTCGAGACGGCTACAAAGGCCTGAGGCCGGAGGCTGGGTCGTGGTCTCCTCCGAGGCGGTGGTGGAGGGTCGGGAAAAGTTCGTAGGGCTGGGAGAGCCCTCCGAGCCTTCAACCCAGACGCCAGGGACGCCGACTTGGACATGCTTGTCCAGGAAGGCACACCATGGGAACGACCAGCACTTCCCCGCAAGCCGGGACCATCTCGTGGCTTTCGTTCCGGCAGACGCTTACTGCAAGGGCGCAATTGGGACGAACGGGGCGATGACGAAGCCGGTCCCGACACCCCAACTCCGGACGCCCGAGCAGAGGGCGTTGCCATGGACGAGCGCCCCCCGACCAAAGCACGCATGGGGGAACTCACGCGCGACGAATACGAGGCATTCCTCAATGAACAGGCCCAGAAAATCATCAAGGCCTACGGAATCCAGGACGTAAGCGACCCGCTCTACCCCCATCCTGCCCTGACCGAGTTCGACAACTTCGACCACACCGAACTTGTGCCCATTGATTTCTTCGATGACATGCCAGGCAACATCGGACCCGCAGCCAGCAATGGTTGGGACGAGGACGCCGCCACTCGTGCAGGAGAGATGCGGAGTTACGAACTGGACGCCCCCATCATCATGGGGAAATTGGACGAATTGACCGAAGACATCCGCGCCAACGGCATCAAACATCCACTGGTAGTTCAATACGATCCAGAAACCGGCACCCTTGCTCTCGATGAGGGAAACCACAGACTGGCTGCCGCACAACGACTAGGTATGAAAGTTTTGCCGGTAAGGATGCTCAGACAGCCTTCGGCCAAACGGAGGAGCATCCGTGGTCCCAGAAAAGAAATCCCCACCCAAACAAACGGTAGGGGTGATTTGGTTACTGTCGGGGGAGAACTTCTTGGACCCAGTTTTAAGCCTTCAGACATTGGTGTTAACACGCAAAGTGTGACCCCTGAAATGAGGCGGCTGCAGATGCTGGTGGCTGCTCGCGGTGGGAGCAGCCAGCAAGCGGCAAGGAGGAGGCGGCGTGGGGCTTTGGAGTCCACCAGAAACAGGTCCGACTTTCGGGCAGCCAGAGTGGCCCCAGACAGGGAAGGCGGCCAACGGATACAGCGAGGGGCTTCTCGCACTCCCGAACTTGCGGCCAACGAGAGTGCTGTTTGGAACAGGGCGATGGAGGCCAGCCAGGCCAGTCGTCGGGCCGCCGAACTGCGCGGCCGAGGCTTCAACGAATTAGAGATCACCTCCCTCATGAATCCCCCCTCGATGAGGCCAGCAGGGTTGGCGTCTAGAAGGAACTTCCATGGCCAAGACTCACATCAGAATCTGCGAGATCTCATAGATGCTCGTGAAGCAATGCTTGATTTCTTAACAGAGAATCCGCATTTTGATGAAACCGTAGATTTCACCTACGATCTCGAGACCCGCACATACCCCGGCCTAGATGACTTTCCTGGTGGCATCAAGGCTTGGGATTCGCTCATGGACGACTGGGAGGAACTCAGGACCGAATACGGCAACATCCTCAACGGGTTCAGAGAGGAGAATCAGAACCTCCAAGAAGCGAGAGAAAAGGTCGACAAGATACTCGGAGAACTAGCCGACTTAGATAAAGATTTGGATAGAAACCTCAGGTTTATCGAGGAATTGGCGCCCAGCCGAGCGGCGAACGGCGAATATCTCACAACAGAGGTCATCAAAGAGTTCTTGCTAAAAAACGACTATGACGGACTCCGGGCATTGTTCACTCCAGAATATGTTTTGGAACGGCACGAGAATCGCAGGGGCGATCCGGCGGGCGATTTCGAGGATCTGGAGATTGACGAATCTGAAGGCGTACCTTACTGGGAAGCATCTCTCAAGTACGGATGGCAAACAGCAAAGAACACCAGAGGGGACATTGAAGAAAAGGAACAGGAGCACTACAGCGCCGAGGAAAGTGTCAGCCAGCATGCACGAAATGGGCAGGACGTAGTCCTAGAGGCTGCTGAGAAGATTGACAAATTTGACCGCAACATGAATATCGAAAAGCGGGACGACGATTCATTTGTGGCGAGCCCTGAGGACGCAGAGCGCATGGCCGAAAGGCTCGTATACGGACAGGACCTGGAATCGTCACGGATGGACGCGACAACCGGGAGTCTTGAGGGCTTCTCACCTAAGGGAACAGGTTTCCGGTCACAGCGTGGCGCTGGACTGGGAGAAGACTTCGAACTGGACTCATCTTTCAGCAGCGCCATCAGCCACGCGCACTACAACGCTGGCGATGAAGAACTCGCCGTCACCTTCAAGGGGGGACGAACGTACATCTACGGAGGCATCGCTCCCGACATCGCTGCTGTCGTGAATGCAGAGAGCAGCCTGGGCGAAGCCGTCAACGAATGGATTAAGGGTAGAGAGTCATACCTGATCAAGCCCGATGGCACGGTTGTTGACAGGATGGGCTTCCCCTCTGAGGCGCCGACCCTGGGGGAGAAACTAAAAAGGCATGCCAACAGGCTGAGGGATAACAGGGGACTGAACAGGACGGAATA